TCTCAACTTTATAAACATGACATCAAACAAGATGACGAGATTATTCTTACTGTTTATTGGCATCCTTTAACTATTGCAGAAAGAGAGGCAATACAAAAAAAATTAAATAATAATGATCCTAATGATTATGCTTTGCAGATGATGATAGAAAAAGCATTGGATAAAGAAGGAGTCAAACTTTTCCAAGATGGTGATAAGGCTTCATTAAGAAGAGAAATAGAAGCATCAGTTCTTGAACAAATACAATTAGCAATGATAAGTTCTGGTGCTGATAAGGAGGTTAAAGAGGCTAAAGCCGATTTAAAAAGCTAATAAAGATTGGCAGTTTATTTATGGATTAGCAAAACAGTTACATAAAACTGTAGCTGAATTATGTGAAACTTTAACTCTTGAAGAAATGATAGGGTGGGCTGCCTTTGCAGAACTTGAAAATGAAGAATATAAAAAACAACAAGAACAAGCACAACGATCTAGTGCTTTACGAGGTAAAAAGAGGTAATATAGAGAAAATGTTTTAATTTTTTTAGTAAGTGGCTAATTATAATATTGATATTGCTGTTGCTATAAAAAATGCCGAAAAATTAAGGGCTTTTGATAAATCTGTAAAGTCATTAAGTGAAAATATAAAAAATGCTAACTTTTTTATTCAAACTTTCTCAAAAAATAATGATGGATTAGTAAGAAGTACAGGAAATTTACAAAGATTGTTAAATGAAGCAGCTTCTAATATGAGAGGTGTTGCTTTAGGAACTAAAGAAGCAACAATAGCAGCAGCAGCTTTTGTAAAAGCTCAAGAAAATCTTAATCAAGGTTTAAGAGAAGAAGCAAAACTTATAAAAGAAATTCAAGAAAAAAGACGTTTAGAAAGATTTGCACAGGCAGGAATTAGACCTCGTACTCAATATAAGACACCAATAGGACCAGGTTTAACAACAGGTACAAAATCATCATTAGTTCCAGGAGAAAGTTTATTTGGACAATCTGTAAATGTTGAAGGCAGATCCTTGCAAATTCTTAGAGAAGAACAGGCATTACAAGAAAAATTAGGTCAAATGCAGGAAAGAGATAATAAATTAAAAGGACAAAGTATAAATATTGAAAAACGATTACAAACGATACTTGCTGAAGAAAAAGCGTTACAAGATGCCTTGTTAAAATTAGAACAACAGTCAACAAAAGAATTAGAAGAAAAATTTTTATTAAGAACAAAAAATCGAGAGCAACTAAATAATGAAATTAAACAAGTCAAATCTCTAAGACAGGCAGAAATTAGTGAAGCTGTAGCACAAGTGGAACGAACAAAACAACAGGTAGCAAGTGAAATTCAAATAAATGCTGGTAGAAGAGAAAGAATGGTAATGGCAAATCAAGAACTTCAGTTTGAAATTAAATTAAATCGTATTTTAGATCAGAGAAAAACTAAACAAAAAAATCAAGCTGCTATTTCTAATGCAGTTATTGGTGGTGCTTTTCCTTTATTATTTGGTCAAGGACTAGGAGCATCTGTAGGTGGTGCTGCTGGTGGTTTTGCTGGTGGTAAAAAAGGTGGTCAGTTTGGTTTTGCTTTCTCTTTGTTAGGCACAGTTTTAGGTTCTCAACTTGATAGATTAGCTCAATCAGCCAGAGAGCTAGGAGAAGCATTAAGAGATCCAATAAAAAATGTTGATTTACTTACCCAAAAAATAGGTCAGTCTAATACACCTTTTGCAGATACAGTTGGAACTTTAAAAGAATTTGGATTAGAGGCAATAGCAGCAGAAGAAGTATTAGATAGATTTAATAAAACATTTAATACAAATAGAAAATCTATTGAAGAGGTAGGAAAAGAATCTGTAAGATTCCAGAATGAATTAGCAAGACTAGGAACAGCCATAACCTTATTAGTAGCTGGACCTTTATCAAAAATGTTGGCGACAATAAGTGATGCTCTTGGTGCAGTTTCCATGAAAACTGTGGAAAGAAGAACTCAAACTGCTGCATACGATCAAGCCTTACAAGCATTTTTCCCTGGAACAAATATGAAGGCTACTAATACTACTGGTTCAGAAATATTTTTTAAAACTTTTGGTAAAAAAGTCGATGGAATGAGTTTTGATGAATACAGAAAATCATTAGAACCAGGTCTTTTCTCAGGTATAGCAAATGAATCAGGTTTAGGTGGTCAAGAATCAGATATTTATGGAAAAGCACGAGACTTTAGCCAAGAAAGATTACAGCAATTAATTAAAGAAAGAAGGCAGTTTGAATTATCTACATTAAATAAACAATTACAGCTAGAACAAAAAAGTTTAGGTTTTAGAAGTGAAGATATAAAAGTTTTAAAACAAAGAATGGATCTTTTAAAAATTGTAGAAAAGATTAATGTTAAAAGTTTAGCAGATACAACAATTATGACGGAGGAGCAAAAAAGAGCACATTATTTTGAATTGGATAAACTGGAAATTCAAAGACAAATAAGTGAAGAGTTATTAAGACAAGCAATTATTATGTCTGATCCTATGAAGGCAGCAATAGTAGATTTAAATAAAGAAATGGCTAAATTAAATGATTTGAGGTTCCAATCAGTTGAATTTGCTAAAGCGTTTGGTAGTGCCTTTGAAGATTCGTTTAAAGGAATCATAAAAGGAACAATGAGTGTTCAAGAAGCGTTTAGAAATATGTTTATGCGTATTGCAGATCATTTCTTAGACATGGCTGCACAAATGGTTGCTAATTCATTGTCAAGAGGTCTTATAGGGATGCTTGGTAATTTATTTAATAATCCTGTCAATGAAGTTCAAGGTCAAAGCATATATTATGCAGCGAATGGTGGTCCTGTTGGATATAAAAATCCATATATTGTTGGAGAACGAGGACCAGAACTATTTGTACCTAATCAATCAGGAAATATTATTCCAAATCATGATTTAGCAGGTATTGGAGGAGGCGGTACAAATATTGTGGTAAACGTAGATGCTTCTGGTTCTAACGTGCAGGGAGATGAAGAACAAGGTAGAGAACTTGGTCGACTTATTTCAGTTGCAGTACAATCTGAAATATTACAGCAACAAAGACCAGGAGGATTACTTGCATAATGGCTACGTTCCCTTCAATAAAACCTACATACGGACAACAAAAAAGATCCGCACCATTAACTCGTGTAGTTAAGTTTGCTGATGGTTATGAACATAGAATATTATTTGGAGTGGCTGCTCATCAAAATCCAAAAACATTTAACTTTACTTTTAAAGTATCAGAAACAGAAGCAGATACAATAGAAACTTTTTTAGATGCTCGTGCTAATGATAGTGATAGCTTTACTTTTACTCCTCCAGGAGAAAGTTCATCATCTAAATTTGTTTGTGAATCTTGGAGTAAATCAATACCCTATAACAATAGGGCTACAATTCAAGCAACTTTTAGAGAAGTATTTGAACCTGCATAGAAATGACAACTGTTTGGTCTGCTAGTGCTAGTTTAAGTCTTAATGATGTTGTTGCTCCTACAGCAACACGCAGGAAAGATGGTTTATTTTTTCGAGTTACTCAGGCTGGAACTACAGGCAGTAGTGAACCAAATTGGGTTAGTACGATAGGTGAAACTGTTTATGATAATAATGTTAGATATGTTTCTTTTAGTAGTACTTTCAGTGATGTTCAATCATTAAATCCATCAGCGATTATTGAACTATTTACTTTAAAACTAGATAACACATTACATGGTGCTTCAACTGTATATTATTTTCATGCAGGTAGTAATTTAAATGCAAACAATAAAATTAGATGGCAGGGTGTAGATTATTTAAGATTTCCAATACAAGCATCAGGTTTTGCTTTTCAAAAAGGTCAATTACCTCGACCAAAAATAGTAATCAGTAATGCTACAGGATTAATTTCATCAATATTATTAACAGTAAATCAAACAACAGCAGGGAATGATCTGACAGGAGCTACTGTTACAAGAATTAGAACTATGGCAAAATTCATTGATGCTGTCAATTTTGCTGATGGGCAAAACCCAACTGCTGATCCAACTGCTGAATTTGCTAGAGAGATTTATTCGATAGATCGTAAATCAACTGAAAATAGAGAAGTTGTTGAATTTGAACTTGCTGCTCCATCTGATCTTGCTGGAATTAGGATTCCATTAAGACAATGCAGTAAAGTTTTATTTCCTGGAATTGGTACGTTTAGTCAATGAGTTGGCAAGATGACGCATTGGTTCATGCGAAAGACCAAAATCCTAAAGAAGCAGTAGGACTTGTATTGAATATCAAAGGTAAAGAGAAATATTATCCATGTCGTAATCTTGCAATTACAGATCATCAATGTTTTATTTTAGATCCAGAAGATTATGTAAAAGCAGATAATAAAGGTGAAATTATAGCTGTTTTTCATAGTCATCCTGTAAATCCACCAACACCGAGCCAAGCAGACAAAGTAAGTTGCGAAGATAGTGGATTACCCTGGTATATTGTTAATCCAACAACAAAAAAATGGGCATATTTAGAACCAACAGGATATAAAGCACCTTTATTGGGTCGGCAATGGGTTTGGGGTATAACTGATTGCTGGAGTTTGGTAAGAGATTGGTATAAAGAAGAAAAAAATATAGAACTTAGAGATTGGGAAAGACCATTAACACCTCAAGAATTTAATGATAAACCTATGTTTGAAGGTTGTGCTTGGCGAACTAATTTTAGAGAACTTAGACCTGATGAAAAACTTAAAAATGGAGATGTGTTATTAATGAGTATTATGTATCCAACTTTAAATCATGTAGCATTATTTTTTGAAGGAGATGTTATTCACCATTTAACCGATAGACTATCTTGTAGAGAGCCTTACTCTGAATGGTTGTTAAAATGTACAGGAAAAAGGTATCGTTATGCTTCGTAAAGTAAAATTATACGGACAACTATCAGAGTTTGTCGGACATAAAGAGTTTGATGTAGAAGTAAATACTGTAGGACAAGCTGTAAGTTTTTTAATAAATAATTTTCCTCAATTAGAAAATTATATGAGTCCTAAATACTATCAGGTTAAAGTAGGAAATTTTGATATAGATAAAGATGAAATACATTATCCAGTAGGTAAGGAGGATATACATTTTGTACCTGTTATATCTGGTGCTGGTAGAGGATTTGGTAAGATTTTATTAGGTGCTGCATTGATTGGTGGTGCGTTTCTTATGCCAGCAGGAAGTGGTGTAACTTTAATGCAGGGAATAAAACTTAAATCATTAGCTAATGTTGGGTTATTAACTAAAGGTATGCTTTATGTCGGAGCAAGTTTAGCTTTACAGGGTGTTACTGATTTATTGTTTCCTTTACCTAAACCAGAACCATTTAATTCAGAGCAAGATCCTCAATTATCGTTTAGTTTTAATGGATTACAAAATACATCAAGAGCAGGTACACCTATTCCAATAGTCTATGGTGAAATAATGACAGGAAGTGTTGTAATAAGTGCAGCGATTGACACTAATCAGGTGGAAGCATGACAGACAAACGTAAATCTATTAGAGGTGCTGGTGGTCCACCTCCTCCTCCCAAACCATTTCGTGCTCCAGATACATTACATAGTAGACAATTTGCTACTGTTCAAGATTTAATTTCCGAGGGTGAGATAGAGGGTTTTGCTACTCCATCAAAAGCAGCAATTACTGATAAGACATCTACTGAATATAACAATGCTGCTTTAAAGGATGTTTTTTTAAACGATACTCCTGTATTGAATGAGAGTGCTAGTAATATTAGCCCTACTGATGGAGATTTTAATTTTGCAGATGTAACTTTTAAAACACGTTTTGGTACAAATCCACAAGATCCATTATCAGGAATACCAAGTGAAGTCCGTAGACCAGAGGCAGTAAGCACTGCTGATGTAACCACTTCTGCTCCTGTTATAAAACAATTAACCGATTCTAGTATTGATGCTGTAATTGTTACTTTAACTTGGGCACAGATTCAAAGATCAGATGATGAGGGAAATATTCATGGATCAACTGTTGAATATAAGATTTCAATTCAATATAGTGGTCAGTCAAATTACACTACTAAAATTCAAACTTCCGTTACTGGAAGAACTGCTGACTCTTATTCAAGAGATCATAGAATTGAATTAGATGGTAACTTTCCTGTCAATGTCAAAGTAGAAAGAGTAACTGCTGATGCTGACCCTGCTGGTTTTTTAAGGGATGAATTTAAATTTTCGTTTATACAAGAGGTTATAGATAATTCATCAACCTACCCTGATAGTGCATACACAGCTTTGCGTATTGATAGTAAAGTTTTCAATTCAATTCCATCCAGAACTTTTCGCATAAGAGGTATAAAAGTAAGAATACCAGGAGCAGGAGCTAATAATTCTGGCACTCCTACTGTTGATTTACAAACTGGAAGAATACAATATCCATCCAACTATATATTTAATGGAACAATGCAAGCAGCTACATGGTGTTCATGCCCTTCCATGATACTTCTTGATCTTTTAACTACTAAACGTTATGGATTAGGCGAACATATTGCTCCAGATGAGACTAATGATTCTACTAAATTTTCTAATATTGATTTATTTAGTTTTTTCTCAGCTTCTAAATATGCAAATGAATTAGTTGACGATGGTAGTAATTCTGGAACACAAGAGGCAAGATTTAGTTGCAATGTGAATATACAAAGTCCAAAAGAAGCTTTTACTGCAATTAATGAATTAGCAGGTGTGATGAGATGTATGCCAATATGGTCTGCTGGAACTATTAATATTTCACAAGATAAGCCAACTGCTGCTAGTTATTTATTTAATTTAGCCAATGTTGGCGAAAAAGGATTTGTTTATCAAGGTACAAGTTTAAAACAACGTCATTCTGTTGTAGCTGTAAGTTATTTTAATATGGACTCTAGAGAGGTAGATATTGAGGAATACCGAGATACTGCTGCTATAAATAAGTTAGGAATAGTTGTTAAACAGGTAAAAGCATTTGCTTGTACTTCTCGTAATCAAGCAATTAGATTAGCCAGAGCAATTCTTTTTGCTGAACAAAATGAAAGTGAGACAGTTAGTTTTACAACCTCTATAGATTCTGGAATGTTGGTAAGACCAGGTTCGGTTATAGAGGTTAACGATCCAGTAAGAGCAGGAGCTAGAAGAGGAGGTCGTGTTGTATCAGCTACAACTACTGCTATCACTATTGATGCTGAATCTGAAACTACATTACCTTCGTTAACTGATTCTCCAGAAATAAGCGTTATCTTGCCTGATGGTACTGTTGAAGTAGGAACAGTATCTAATATAAGCGGAGCAGTTGTTACTGTTAATAGTGTTAAAAGAACTGAACTTGATGGAACTGTTATAACACAATCAACTTTTTCAGCAGCACCAAATACTAATTCACCTTATTTGTTGTCTAGTGCATCGCTACAGACACAACTATTTAGGGTCATACAAGTTACCGAAGAAGATGATGTTAATTATGCGATAACAGCTTTAACTTATGTTGAAGGTAAATATAATTTTATTGAAAATGGTGATCCATTATTACCAAGAACTATATCTATACTAAATGCTCCGTTAAATCCTCCTTCTAACTTAAGAGGTGTAGAAAAAACTATTGTTATTAATGGGATAGCGAGAAGTAAATTGATAGTCAGTTGGAAAGAACCTACAAAAACATTTTTTGCCGATGATGGAAGTGTTTATGAAAGTCCTCAAGGTGCATCTTCTTATCAATTAAATTATCGAATAACAACCGATGCTGGTAATACAGATAATTTTATAACTCAAGAAGTATTTAGTAATGATTTTGAAATCATGGACACTAAAAAAGGGAGTGTTGATATTGAAATCTATTCTTATAATTCATCAGGAAAATTATCGACTACTCCTCTAACGGGTACAATACAAACCACAGGTAAATCAGGTGCTCCAGATAATGTAAGTAATCTAACTATTGAACCTATAAATGAACAATTTGTAAGATTAAGATTCGACCAATCAACCTCTGTTGATGTTTTACATGGAGGTCGAGTTTATGTAAGACACTCTAATTTATCCGAAGCGAGTGCAACCTTTCAGTCAGCACAGGACATTATAGAAGCTGTGCCTGGTAACTCTAATGAAGCAATCTGTCCTGCTCTTCCAGGAACTTATCTCCTTAAATTTCAAGACGATACGGGAAATTTTAGTACATCAGTAGCAAAAGTTAGTTTATCTTTAGTTGAAATTTTAGATTCAATTACTGTCAAAAGTGATAGAGAAGATAATGATACTCCTCCTTTTAATAACACAACATCTAGTTTATTTACTAATACCGAATACAGTAGTTCAAAAGGTGGTTTAATTCTTAGTAATCCAGTAAACAATGCAACTGGTACTTATGATTTTGTTGATACCTTAGATTTGGGTGGAGTGTTTTCTCTTACTCTAAAAAGACATTTTCAAGGGGTTGGATTTTATACAGGAGATTTGTTTGATAACAGAACAGATAATATAGATACTTGGGTTAATTTTGATGGGTCAGAAGCTCCAGATGCCAATGCAAAATTATCTGTAAAAACTTCTACTGACATGACCAACTATTCTGATTTTAATGATTTTGCAAATGGAACATTTAGAGGTAGAGGATTTAAGTTTAGAGTGACATTAAATACATCAGATACAGCACAGAATATAAATTTACAGCAGTTAGGTTATACAGCAAGTTTACCTTCCAGAACAGAACAATCTGGTGTTATAGCATCAGGTTCGGGAGCTAAAAATGTTACATTTACACATCCATTTTTTGTTGGAACGTCTGCACTCGGCAATCTAAATAACTTCTTACCTTCTGTTAGTATTTCTCCTCAAAACATGGCAACGGGAGACTTTTTTGAACTTAGTAATATATCTGGAACTGGTTTTACAGTGCATTTTAAAAACTCAAGTAATGCTAGTATTAGTAAGAACTTTACCTACAATGCTGTTGGTTTTGGCAAAGGAGGGTAACATGAAGAAAACAAGTAATTAGTTATGACCAGCGTTGCGAATTACAACATTGAGGATAACTCAGGAGCAAATGTCCGAATTGATTTAAATGCGGTTTTTGCTGCAATTCAATCTAATAACTCAGAATCTTCAGATTTAGCTACAAGTAAATGCGTAGCTGGAATGACTTTTCTTAATACGACATCAAATATTTTAAAAATAAGAAATAGTGCTAATAGTGGTTTTACAGAAATAGGAAATATAAATACAGCTAATTTAGGTCTATTACCTAGAAGTGGGGGATCTTCTGCTCCAATGGAAGGACAGTTTCTTGCGGATGATTCTAATAGTGCAGCTAACCCTGCTATTAGTTTTCATACAAATGATAATTTAGGTCTCTTTAGAAAAGATACAAATATTATGGGTTTTGCCTCAAGTGGTACTGAGCAAATGGTATTTGATGCTAATGGAATAACGCTTAGAACACAGAATGAAATTAGATTTGGAGATAATGATAGTTCTCATTATGTAGGATTAAAAGCAGATACAACCATAGGAACAAGTTTTACTCTGACTTTGCCAACAGCAGATGGAAGCAATGGTCAATTTTTGAAAACTAATGGTAGTGGTGTTTTAAGTTTTGGATCGTCTACTGGTTCAATTACAGTTGGAAGCACAGCCATCGCTTTAGGTGGGTCTGCCACTACAATTTCTGGATTATCAACAGTAAATACAACAAACTCTAATACCACAACAACGAAAGCGACTCAATACAGAAGTAATAATAGTTCTGGTCCTGAGTTTCAAAATTCTAGTGGAACAGAAACCGCAGCAGGAAGATTGGTAAGAATGAGTGTTAATTTTGACAGTTTTAGAGGTGGAAGTGCCACTGATAATTTTACAAGTATTAGACGCAGTTTTAACGTAAGTTCTATAACTGATAATAGTGAAGGTAATTTTACGATTAATTTTACAACTTCTTTACCTTCTGGAGCTACCACAGCAGGTATGATTGATCTCGATAGATTTACAAATAATAATCACTGCACTCTTTATTTGGAGAATACCACTGGTGCTGGCACTAGCAGTGTAAGAGTAAGGATTTGTTCTGCACAAAACTCAGGTCATACTCTTGATAAAAATAGTGTAAATGTTGTATGTTTTGCTTAAAATAGAAAAAAACAATTATGGCAATTATCCCAGGAAAAAAGAATTTTACTGTTCAACGTAGGGCAGACTTTCCTATCAAGTTGACATTTAAAGATTCAACTGGATCAGCTATAAGTTTGAACGGATATACAGTAGAAGCACAAGTTTATGATGAATCACGCACGACAAAATATGCAGATTGGGCTATAACTTATACAGATAGAGGTAATGGAGTTATTGATATGAATTTAGCTGATACTGATACAGCAAATTTCACACCAAATATTTTGTTTTATGACGTATTACTAACAGAACCAGGTGGTAACAAAAACTATTATTTAGAGGGTAAACTATTTGTAAGTGAAGGTTACACCGCATGAGCAATCCTAATTCTGTTACTGTAAGTCAAGTATCTGATGTAACTACAGTTGAAATCACTACAGTTGGACCTCAAGGTCCTGGTTTTGATTTAACTTTAGATCATTCTGCAAAAGTTGATAATTCAGTTATGTACTATCAGCAAAGTAGTGGTAAGGTTATATTAGATAATAATGTTACTACCCTTAAACTCGTTGATGGAGGAAACTTCTGATGGCTAACACGATTAGAATTAAAAGATCTACAGGATCGTCTGCACCTGGTAGCTTAGAAAATGCTGAATTAGCGTTTGCTGAAGGCAGTAAAAAGCTATTTATCGGTATTGGAACGGGTGGAGCAGGAGGATCTGCTACAACTATTGAAGCTATTGGTGGTTCTGGTAGTTTTGCTGATTTATTTACGAGTAGAACACAAAATACATTTTTAGCTGCACCAAATGGTAGTAATGGTGCTGCAACATTTAGAGCTATGGTAGCTGCTGATGTACCTTCGTTAGCTCATACAAAAATAAGTGACTTTGATACGGGTGTAAGGACAAATAGATTAGATCAAATGGCTGCACCAACAGGTTCAGTTTCATTAAATAGCCAGACAATTACAAACGTAGCTGATCCTGTTAATGCTCAAGATGCAGCAACAAAAGGGTTTGTAGAGGCTACTTCACAGGGTCTTGATGTAAAAGATTCTTGCGTTGCAGCTACTACAGGAAACATAACAATATCTACTGCTCTTAATAATGGAGACACTATAGATGGTGTTACTCTTTCAACTAATGATAGAGTTCTTGTAAAAGATCAGTCTACTGCATCTCAAAATGGTATTTACGTTGTTGGATCGTCACCAGCTAGAGCAGACGATTTAGCTGCTGGTGCAGATGCAGCAGGAATGTTCACTTTCGTAGAGCAGGGAACTGTTAATGCGGATAATGGCTTTGTCTGTACCAGTAATAAAGGTTCAGCAGTTGTTGGAACAAATAATTTAACTTATGCTCAGTTCTCTGGTGCTGGTCAGATAACAGCAGGTGATGGTTTAGATAAGTCAGGTAACACACTTTCTGTTGATCTTAAAGCTAATGGTGGACTTGTTATCGAATCTACTGAAATTGCTGTTGATCTTGCTGCTAGTTCTATAACAGGAACTTTACCAGTAACTAAACTTACAAGTTTAACTTCTACTGTCACAGAATTGAACGTGCTTGATGGTATTACTTCGACTACCGCAGAATTGAATCTGATGGATGGTGGAACTTCTGCTACTTCAACAACTTTGGCAGCAGCAGACAGATTTGTTTGTAATGATGCTGGAACGATGAAACAAGTTGCGTTGTCTGATCTAGTGACATTTTTAGAAGATGAAAGTGCCTCTAGTTTCAATATAGACGGGGGTTCGTACTAAAAACTAAACATTAGGAGGGCTAACCAATGGCTAACGAAATTAGGCTTAAAAGAGGTTCTGGTAGCGATCCAAGTGCTAGTGATTTAGTAACTGGAGAAATAGCGGTAAGAACTGATACTGGTAAATTATTTACGAAAAAAGATGATGGATCGGTAGCCGAAATATCAGGTGGCGGTATAGATGATGGAGATAAAGGAGATATTACTGTCAGCAATAGCGGTGGAACTTTTACTATTGATAATGGAGTTATTTCAACAGCAAAAATTGCAGACAATGCTGTAAATTTTGATAAATTTGGCGACTTAGATCAAAACACGATAGTTGGAAGGGTAGCTAGTGGTCCTGGAAATGCCACTTCCCTTTCTGCTTCACAAGTAAGATCAATAATTAACGTAGAAAATGGTGCTACAGCCGATCAAACAGCAGCAGAAATAAGAGCTTTAGTAGAAAGTGCTAGTGATAGTAATGTATTTACAGACGCAGATCACTCAAAACTTAATGGCATTGCTTCTGGTGCTACTAATGTCACTAATACTAATCAGCTTACAAATGGTGCTGGTTTTATTACTGCAACTCTTACTAACGAGCAAGTCCAAGACATTGTTGGCGGTATGGTTTCTGGGAATACTGAATCTGGTATTACTGTCACATATCAAGACGGAGATGGTACGT